CGGCGGTCCTGCAAGGTTGTTGGCGTTCTCCAGCTTCATCGCTTGGTCGGCCGACACGTAGATGAACCGCGTCCAAGCGACATGGTCGATTGGGGAGTCCAGCGACCGGAAGTCGGACGGCAGGGGAAAGGTGTCTTGGTACAGCGTGGCTGCTGTGGGATTGAGGAAATCACTGGATGGAGTCAGGATCGGGTCGCACAGCAGTCGGGTGCTGCTGACGCGGGTGGCAATCTTGGCGACCGTGTTGTTGAGTCGCATGCGCGACAGCACCGAGTTGGTCGGGAATGCGTCCCCAGACGACAGGTCGAAGAACCTTGTGTCTTGGCTGTAGGTAACCGAGCCGTACCAGTTGATGGAGAACCGGATCCGGCCGTGAGTCTGGTAGTAGTTCCAGTCGCGGATCGTTGAGAGTTCGCTGTAGGCGCGCTGGATGGATGTGCGGATGTCGGTCTGTTCAGCATCCTGCGGGCCACCCGAACTGCTGGTGATGAGATGTTCGACCGCGTCGTAGTAAGTCAGCATTAGGAAGCCTCGCTTGCGATCACGCCCTGCTCGCGGCCAATCTTCGCCACGTATGCCATGAGGCTCGCAACTACTGCACCGAGTTCAGCGTCGGCTGCGGAGCCTGTTAAGACATCACGCACTTCCAGCCACTGGCCTTGCGCTGGCTCCAGAGTGCCATCGGACTGGCAAAACCTCCGCAGTCGCACGCGGGCCGTAACCTCCGCGAGCGGGTCGGGCGCAGATACAACAACCTCCTCCACCCAGACCGCATCGTAAGCCTTGGCAGGGATCAGAATCGGATCAGCAGACAACAGTGTTTCTAGGGGCATGTGCCCTCCTTTGTTACCAAGTCGCGTGTGCAATGCGCCGCCATGTATTGGTGGCCGTGCATATGTACAGATGCGTAGCGTCCCAACAGACCTCGCCCACTGCGCCAGTCGCCGTGGCTGATGCTGGCGTCCGAGCAGTGCGGATGCGGACTGTGCTGCCAGCCACATCGATAGGCACGGTCGGGCTTGTAACGCCCACGCCGATGCTTCCAGCGAAGTAGCTCTGTGCCGTGGCGTCCGAGTAGATTGCATAGTTGCCGCCTGCGGCGGGTGGATTGACGATGCGCACGCCATAGTTAGTGCTGGCATTAAGCGCATTCACGTAGACGCCGGTATTTGCAGTCCCTGCGCCCGTAGCCTGCCCCATGAGGGCATAATTAACCGTTCCGGCACCTGCGTTAATGACGCTATTTACGCCTGTCCCGCTAGAGTGGGTGACATACAAAGCCGCTCCCGTACTCGCCGCGCCGATGCCTACCTTGCCCGAAGAATCAATCCGCATCCTCTCCACGCCACCAGTGCTGACGGCGAGTGTGTCTGCAGCCGGAAATAGTAGCCCAGTGTTCGCGTCCGAATACACGCTAATCGAAGGCGCAGCCGCCGAGCCGGACGAATAAACGGCAAAGCCAACATTGTCGAATCGTCCAACATCGATCCCGCTAACTAGGAATCTGTGAGCGCCTGCTCCGACTTGGTTGTAGATGATCTGCGAGCCGGTCACGTAGTTGGACAGGTACAGAAGGCCAGCTGTTGTTTCTGCAAGCTGGCCCGTGCCTGCTGTCGCTGTCAGGTTGAGCGTAGCACCAGCCGCCACTGAGACAGTGAAGGTGCCAGACACCGTTCCGCCAGTCAGCGGCAGATAGGAAGATGCGGCGGCTGTGGCCATCGTCCCGAGGCCGAGCGTGGCACGGGCCGCGGAGGCATCCGCGTCATCAATGATGGATCGCCCGAACGCTGTGCAGGTGATCTCTTCCACCACCCCGGCCCCAGCCGTTGACCGGCCAAGCACGCGGTCGGTGGCAGACACGTTCTGGACTTTGGCGTATGTGACGGCAGAGTTTGCTATGCCTGCCGTTATTACCGCCCCGCCCGCAATCTTCGCTGCGGTGACGCTGCCATCCGCGGGCGTGGCGACGAACGTCGAAACCCCACCGGCAGCAGTCTGGTAGAAGAGTTTCCCATCCGCTTGGTTGATGGCAATTTCGCCGTCAGCCAGCGAGGCTGGGACTTGTCCGGCGGCGTTGCTGCGCTTTAGGCGTGGAGGGGGCATGGAAAACCTAAGAAAGTGGGCCTAAAGACTATTGTCCCCGCTAGATCGTCGCCGCCTCAATGAACGCCTGATCGACCTGCGCCTCGCTCATTCCCAGAGCCGCCGCGAGCGGCACAAGCATGGGGTGCGTCCGCTCCACGTAACCTGAGTAGTCCCACTCCACCCTCACAGAGTCTCGCTGTAGCTGGTCGGGGATCGCATCGATGGCTGCATCAACCTGTGCGAGGCTAATGCCCTGACGCAGTAGCCAGAGGCGTATCTGGCGGGCAGAGACGCTCGCCGGTACAGATTCTTCCACGGCCTGTTGGTTCATGCCGATGACGTTGCCGCTCTCATCACGCACTTCCCATGTGTGCATGCCGTTGATCACGCCGATATAGGTGGTGTTCAAGAGATTCTCCCGTACATCATAAAGCTGCCAGATGACACGGTAGTAGCCGATGTTGGCATGTCTGACAGGCTTCCCACATTACCCGCAACCATCGGCGGTAGACGCATGAATGCGCCAGTGCTGACAGTGGCGGTTTGCCACTGCCCAGCCGTGGTGCCGACAAGCAGGAACCCTACCGCGTAGCGAGAGCCAGCGACGAGATCGTATGACGCAGGAAAACCACCGGCCGTGCTGAATGTGCGAGAGTAGATTGTATTAGCGACGTTGCCAATCGTTGTGTCACTGGCAGTCTGCGCGACCATAGTGATAGATGGTGATGTAACCGTTTTGCCGTCGATTATCGTTTCGGAGACTGTAAACAAAGCGAACTTGCACAGCGTGAGCGAAGCGGTCGCCGTTCCCGCGGTTACAAACGTGATCGTTGTCACTGTGGTGTTTGTTGGTGCGGTGAAAAAAGCTAGGTTCAAGAGGCCAGACGAGGCATTGGCACCTCCGATTACGCCATGCCCTCGCGGCAACCAATCAATCGCGTTGCTACTTGCCTGCATTGCCCAGCGCAGATTTGAGTTCACTGTGACGTTGCCGCTCAACCTCGCATCGCTCAGCGTGCCAGAGGTGACCTGCGAGGCTGCGAGCGACAGGGCATCGACACCGCCCGTAGCATGGCTGGCCGCATGCCCCGAGACGTTGGCAACCAAGCTCCAGGCGTAGCCGTCCCAAGAGTAGGTACGTCCGTTGACCACCGCGATTTGGCCGGACGCTGGCGAGGAGGGAAAAGTGATTGGCATGGGCTACCCCTACGCGATGCTCAGTGTGGCCGTGATTCTGTCGTTGTTGTTGTTTTCGCTGCCGTCCTTGGCGTAGCGAAGAACGAGGTGTTGACCGGACGTGACGGCCACAGTCCCGGTGGCGGCCCCTGTGCCCGATACCGCAGCCGACACGTTTGTCAGCCCAGCAATCGAAGCAACGTCAAACGCTGGCCCGCCCGTGTGTGACGCCGGTGATCCAGACGTTAGATACAATCGCCCGCCGTCGCAGCCGCCCTCGCTGCTCGCCGTGACTGTGTACGACAGCGTGCCAGTTGCGCCGACGAGCAGCCACAGGCGAGTGTCGGCGTTGTCGCCGCCGCCCGTGACTGTGGCAGTGAACGTACTGGTGCCAGAAAACGTGTGTGTGCCGGTGCCGTACTTGTTGGCATATGCCAGAGCAGCCGCCGCAGCAGGCGTCACGGCACTAGATGCCGTGGAGTAGCCGCTAGTGCCAACTGCGTTTACAGCGGCAACGCGGAAAATATAGGCCGTGCCGTTCGTCAGGCCCGTCACGGTGGCCGATGCAGAAGCTGACGCGGCGCGCGTGACCGTCGTCCAAGACGACCCGCTGCTGGTGCTGAACTGGACGGTGTAGTCCGTTATCGGCAGCGTGGACAGTGTTGCCGGTGCCGTCCATGACAAGACCGCCTGAGCATTTCCCCCAGTCGCCGTAACGCCTGATGGAGCAGATGGGGCGAGAAGCGTGCGTAGTAGGCTGTCTGAGCCACCAACACTGCCGGTGCCGACCACAGGCAGCGTCTGCGCCGCCGTGTATGCGCCGATTTGGTAGGTGGCGGTGGGAGGCGTGAAGGTGCCTGTGTATCTTGCGGCCCGAGTTATGCGAATGTCATCCAAGTACCCCGTGTAGTCTTGGATGTAGCTGCTCACCTTCAGCCCGCCAATCGCAAGAGTTGCACCATCGGAAATGTCTGTCGTATTGGTGGTAGACGCTTGAGATACGCCGTCAACATAGATCGACAGCGTTGACCCAGACCGCACTATCGCCAAGTGGTGCCACGTATTAGTGGACCATTTGCCGCCAGTGGTTGAGACAAGCGAGGAGTCGCCGTAGCCGAATCCGATGCTTCCGGCGATTGGCCCGTCACCGTCGTCCTTGTTGAGCTGTAAGGCGAATCCTGTTGGGCTGGCAACGGCCTTGTAGGCACTCAGGACAGACATTCGCGATGTTGATGCAGTACGAAACCACGTTTCAATTGTGAAGTCAGATGTGCCAAACCCAGCCACATCTGCGTCAAATGCGGTGCCAATCTCCAGCGCTGAGTCGCTTCCATCAAAATAAAGTGACGAGCCACCAAACTTGGACTGCGCCGTACTGGTGACCGTGTTTCCGGCCCGTACAATCGACTTAGACGCAGGCCCGCTGTCGGCAAAGGCTGTACCGTCGTTTGGCCCATCACCGCGCAGCAGCAGCTTCACAGACTCCCAGTTCTGGTCGCCTGTGGCCGGAATCGTCACGGTCGCTGAGAGCGAGCCGCCACCACCAACCGGACCCACTTCAGAGTAGACGCTGCCGTTCCATTGATAGACGCGGCCGGACGCGATGCTCAGGTATAAGGCTGTAGTGGCCCCGGTGCCCGGGAAGTTGGCCGTGGTGGCATAGGTGAATAGCTCTGTACCACCACCGCCGCCTCCGGTAGCCAGCTGCGTGACGGCACCCGAGCCGTTCCTATAGAACAGCTTGCCGTCTGCCTCATTGATGGCGATCTGCCCAGAGACGAGCGAAGACGGCACCGCAGCGGCCGTCGTTGATCGGAGGATCCGTACGGTCGCCAACTAGAACGAACCTCCATCAATATCGGAGCTAGGCGCGAGATAATCGGTTCCGGCGCTTGCTACGGAATACGCAGAGCCGTTGCCTTTGAGGAGTCCATTTACCGCCGATGTCAGGCCCGTGCCGCCATAGCCAACGGCTACCGCGGTGCCCTGCCAGACACCCGTGGAAAGCGTGCCAACGCTCGTCAGGCTGGAGCTTGTGACTCCCGAGCCAAGCGTGGTGGCCGAGAGGACGGTCGATCCGTTGATCTCGTACACCTTGCCAGTCAGCAGGTTGAAGTCTTGGTTGCTCGTCCAAGCTGCAGTGGCGCTGACCCAATTCAGCGTCTTGTCACTGTTCCCCTTGAGCGTAATGCCACCACCGTCGGCTGTGGCGTCTGAGGGCGAGGCGGTATCGCCCAGAATGACGTTGATGTCATCCACGCTGACCGCGGTGCTATTGATGGTGGTCGTCGTACCGTTGACGGTTAAGTTGCCGCCGACAGTGACGTTGCCAGAAAAATTAGCCCCAGCCAGCTGGGCGTACCCGGATAGATCGACGTTGCCGCCGCCCGCCGCGACAGCCGAATCGACATAGGCCAGCGTGGCAAACGCCCCGGATCCACCGATGGCGATAACGCTAGTGGCCAGCCCACCCGCGCCGCCAGTGCCAGTCCCGTAATAGAGGATATTTGTCTGCTCATTGAATGCCAACTCTGCGTTGGCCATGCTGCTTGGTGCGCCAGCCCCGCCTCCGCTCGCCCGTCGCTTGATCCGTAATGTCGCCATCAGAAGTTACCCCCGTCTACAACCGAACTCTCTGGATAATTACGCCACTTGCCGCTTGACCACCGCAGCACATCACCTGTTCTGATGTCTGTCATCTCCACATCGCTAGACGACGGCAACGAGAACCGCAACGCAGACAGCAGATACGGCAAATCGTTCCACCGCGTCACACCGTCACCGATCTTGATCGCGCCCGAGCCGAACGCTGGGTCTGTGTAGTCGTACGTGTCTGCCGATGGTTCCGTGGTAAGCGGGACATCTCGCTCATAGCCCACCTCGCCTGCAAGAAGGATCGGATTCGCGGCCGACCATTCCGCAGCCGTACCGCGTCGAAGCTGCGAGTATTTGATGTAGCTCATACGCCGCGCCCTTTGGCCCGATAGGCATGCTTGGCAATCACTTGCTCGCGGAGGTCCGAGTTCTTTGCGGAGGGGTTCAGCTTCTTGGCCTTCGCCACTTCCTCTCGCACAATCGTCTCGCTGATGAGCTTCCGCTTGGGATCGGCCACGCCCGGGTCGTAGTTCACCGTTCCGCTCACGGCCAATCGCCGCTTGTGGGCGACTTTGAGGACATCGTCATTGTTGGAAACCCACGCTTCGGGATCGCGCCAGCCTCGCTTGTCAGCCAGCCCTCCCACGTAGTGCTTGCCCGAGATGTTGATCCCGGCGCTCTTGGCTTCCGCGGCCACGTACTTGGCCTGTCGGACGGGCATGTCGTCCAGCTGCTGGTTGTTCATGCGGCCCTCCATGAACGCACGGTCAGTGCCCTTGGTGCCGGGGGGCGCCTGGAGGGCACACATCTCTGCGAATAGCACAGACTGGCCGTCCGCAATCATCTTGCGGTAATGGGACTGAACAGACTGCGAAGCGCGGGCGATTGAGAACGGAAGGTCGGTCATTGGTTGTAGGTCACTCTGTGGCCACGGGATTTCAGAAACTCACCCAGCTGTTGCGGGTTCACGTTAGGCCCATTGGCGCGGGCGAAGTCCAACGTCTCGCTAGTGGAACGGGCCACCTCCGGGTTGACCCCATGCGCCAGCAGCTGACGAATGCGGTCTTCTGGCGAAAAATTCCCGAAACTCTCGTCCACGTTTACATTTTTTTTAAACATTCGGCGTCCTCTCAGAAGGTGAATCAGCGGGCGGTGGAGGGGGTGGGGGAGGTGGCGGCGGAACCATGTACCGCGACACATCGGTGTTCATCGCCTTGCCCCAGTCCTCTAAAAGCGCGTTGAACAGTTCCGGCTTACCGGCCTGCAACAGACCCTGACTGATCGGCGCGAGGATCTGCATCGCGTTGGTGATGTTCTCAATGCGAGTGGCGACGTTGGGCTTCTTCACAGACCCAGCCTCAACGCGGTACGAATACTCCCGCACAACGGAATCCGGGTCTTCGCCTTGAACGTGCATCTGCCACGCCTGCGCAGCCATGGGGCCAAGCAGAGGAGCAACGTCTTGCGGGCCAATCAACCATCGGGCAAGAAGAGCTTCCTTGCGAGCGACCAGCGACAGAGCGTCTTCCAAAATATTTGCGTAATCGTCCGGCCTGACCGAAATCTGCTCAGCCTTCACCTGCGCTTCTGCAGCTGATCTGAAGGAATTCCTGGTCATGCCATAGATGAGTTCTGTCAGACCCACGCGACGGTCGAACAGTGCGGTGACCTCAGAGATGATCTGGTACATGTCCGAGGTGACACCCGGCATCTGGAAGACCGAGATCACATCGTTGACCGACCGGCCGATGGCTTCAGAGATCTCTACGATCTTGAACCCGCCCTCATCCTTCTCCAAGATCTTGGCCTTCAGATCCGGGTCTGCGGACTTGGCTACACCGATCAGCACCTGCGCGCTGGTTGCAATGCGCGTGGCGAGGAACGACATCGCCCAGTTGATGAATCGAAGCTCACCGATACCGGGACGAATGATAGAGATGGGCCAGCTGTACCCCGGCTTGCCGTGCCAAGCGAGCGGTGTGAACGGCCAGCCTCCTGGTTCTGCCCAGAATGGGATGGGCCACTGAGCCGCCATGAACATCGACGGCGCAACCCCAGTCTCGTCCACCTCCTCCTGCAACATCGCTTCGGGCATGTTCAGTGGGAAATCAATTCCCTCTGCCACGGCGATATAGCAGTTGGGTCCGAACGCATCGAACTTGCCGCGGAGGTCTTTGTCGGCGTTCTTGAGCCGGTCGCCAAACCCCGTCTTTGAGTACACCTCCCAGTAGACGATGAGGTCGTTTGTCTTCCCCATCTTCTTCTTGTACTCAAAGCCGCGCTCGTTGTTGTCGCCGCGGGACGAGTAGCTTTCCATGTGCCCGCTCAGATCCTCGCGAGACAGGCCGAACTTCGCCGCAACTTCATCCACTGGCTGGACACGCTTCCGTGCAGCCCAGCGGATGTCCTCAAACTCATCGGCATCGGGATCCCAGACGAGGTTATCGATGGAGTCGTAGAAGCTCCCGGCCATCTTCAGCTGCGATCCCGGCGGCGAATAAAGCTCATGCCACCAGACGCCTGCACCCTTAATGAACGCTTCCTCCACCACCTTCCGCGAGTGCTTCTTAAGATCCAACTCGTTGGGCGTGTAGTTGAGGTAGTCTTCCAAGAGCTTGGAGACGAGCTTGCGCCGCTCCAGCATCATCTGCTGATCCTGCAAGCCCTGCTGGTACATCTGCATGCCGGGGTCTGGCATCATCACCGGCTGGCCATCGGGTCCAATGATTGGCTGACCGTCCGGCCCCATGGCTGGCACTGGGGGCTGGGGCTGGATGCCAAGGAGTGCTGGCCCGATGATGGGATACTCCTTGGGGGTCACCGCGCGGTTGGGGTTCCGGTGGTGGATCACCGCGGTAAAGAGGCGCACGGCCTCCCACACACGGTTGACCTGCATGCGGAATGCAGGAGGAGTCATGCCCTTGTTGTAGCCACGCTCCCCACGGGCGTACCCATCTTTCCACATGAAATCTGGGTCGCCAGCGAAGAAGTTCATCGCCTCGTCACCGTCCTCTGTGAACGGACGCTTATGGGCGGTGGCCTGCTTAATGCACTCAAGCCAGCGGGCGACGATTGGACGAAGCGGTTTATCCATGGGCACTCCTATTAGCTAGTGTCCTTACTTGCCCCTGCGGGCTTCCAAGTCGGCTACCTTCCGCTCCAAAAGCGCCACTTTCTCGGCCAGAATCGCATTCTTCTGAGGCTTGTGTTCCCAGAAGCCGTAGTCCTTCCACGCCTGGAACTCGTTCACGCCGGGGTCGGTGACATGGTGGACCGACTGCTTCTCATTCCCGCCGTAGCCGGGGGCCAAGGCCCACAGGGTGAGGGTCCGCTGGCTCACCTTGGTGACCAAGGCCGGGATGCACTCAGCGCCCTCATGGGCACGGAAGAACACCCAGTCACCAAGCTCAGCGGTCGGCATTACGTAATCGCTCATCTTTGTCTACTCCCCATTGGCCCGAGAACAATGCAGTTGTCTTCGGACGACTGCTGCCTGCGGCGTTTGTCCGCGAGGTAACGCACCCACCATGGATCGGGGCCATAGGTCTTTGGCGGTGCGTGGTATTTTGGTTCGTACGCGCAGAGGTACTCCACGCTCTGGATGGCGTGGACTTCCCCGCGGCTCTGCGGCTCGTCGGTCACGTAGACCTGTCCGTTGACGCTCGTCGTCTTTTTCCGGTAGCGGCGGATCTCGCGCATCAGATTCGGACACGCACCATCCAAGAACTTCAGCTTGGTCGAACCGTCTCCCCGGATGTGGAGCATCTGCCGGACGAGCGCCGTGCGGGCCGGGATGTCGTCGGAGCCGGGGATGAAGCCGTACCCGCTCATCTGCGACTTGATGCCGCGCTTCTTCAGTTCCTCTGAGTACAGTTCATGGGGAAGACGGCCCGAGCCTAAGTCTCTGAGCATGCCGCCGTGCATGTCGATGATGAACGTCCGGTAGTTCTGGCCTTCTGCCTTCTGGGCGAACTGATCACCGAAGATCAGAGCATTGGCCTGTCGGATATAGAGTTCGTCGTAGATCAGCAGGAACTTCTCGTCTGGCGGCACTGCGCCAAAGACACACGCAAGTACCGTATGACCAGGGTCAATCGCAACATACCGCGTCCAGTCTGGCGGCACCTGACCGGCAGGCAGATCCTCCCGCCGCATAACATGCACGGACGGGTTGAATGACGGGTACATAAGCGTCGATTCGGTGGTGAACTCGCCCTCCGCACGCATGCGAAGCTCGTCCACTCCAAGGGCAGACCAACGCTCAATGTTCTTCTTTTTTTCCTCTTGGTCGATATGCTCGTTGTCCAAAAAACGCAGCGTAAACTTCTTAATGATGGGGTTCTCTTGCCCCTCTTCCTCCGCTTTGTCTGCTCGCTCGCACAGGCCGAGCAACGCATCATTCCGGGAATGTGGCATCGCACTCCATACAAACCGGCCTTTGCGGTCGGCAAGCCGCGCCTGCATCTCCCCAACCCATCGTTCATTATTAATATCCTCATCAATGTGAACTAAGTCAGCTTGAAAGCCCTGCGGAGGTTCGCCTTCTGAGGAGAAGCAATTAATAGTCCAACCGTTAGTAAGCTCTGCCTTGTTGAGGTAGCTGGCGTTCTTCAGTACCCAACTCATCTCTTTGATCATGCGTGGCGGGATGAGGGGCGGTGCTGGTTTTGCTTTGGAGGGGTCATCAACCCCGGGCTTAAATGCCCGCCACTGATTCGTCTTCTCATCCTTGATCATCTTGAACGCACCGGCACGGAACAGCATCGGTACAACCACAAGACCTATGTGGGGCCAGTTCCTCCCGATGATCACTAGGTTCCCGCCCTCTTTGGGGTACTTCCCGTACGGGTCTTGTCCGGTGGCCGCGCGTGCGTCCTCTACGAAACTTGCTGCCGATTTTCCTGACCGATTGCCGCCGATCAGAAGGCGTTCGCTCGCCATGCACTTGTGAAACTCCTCCTGCCTGGGCATGGGGGAATACAGCCGCAGGGCTTCGATCCGGCGCTCTGCCAGTTCGATCTGCACATCACGCAGCTGATTGAGAGCATGCTGTGTGATGCCTTGGACCGCAGGCTCGTCAGGAGGAGGAGGCGGTGGTATCTGGGGGTGCTTTCTCATATTCGCCACACCAATCAGTCTTGTCGGTGATCGGGTGGCAATCCTCTTCCACCGTCACTTGCGGCGGATATCTCCTGCACCGCCCCCACGTTGCTACTGTCGGATCCCACCACCGGCACGTTTGACACTCCATGTTGCATCTCCTTCAAAGGGATTCCTTGAACCGTAATCGTTGTCGCCGCCTCCAAGATCCGCTGGCGAAGCTCGTCCTCCAGTTCCTCTTCGCTCCACGCGGTGAGAGGTTTCTTGGCTCCACCCATTGCGGTGTTTGCTGACACCAAGCGGACGACGGTATCCAGCATCTTGGTGCGGAACGCGCCGCCGGAAGGGGAGTCGAACAGCTGCTTCATGTAGCAGTTGGCGAAGCCTCGCACCCCACCGAAATACTCCATCAGAACTTCTAGGAGTTCAGACGAGTGGGGAATGTTCGCGCCGCCGATCCTGGCCGAGGCTACGAACAGATCGACCGCGCCCTTCTCAATCTCCGCGAGCTTCTTGTTGCCCTTCTTCTTGCGGGCCTTCTTCTCATGGGCGTTGCGGCACTTGCGGCACCGCGCGTGAAACCCGTCCTTGCTCTTATGCCAGTACGTTGGGGTTAGCTCATAGCTAGTCCCGCACTGGATGCACGCCTTGTACTCAGACAGGTTTCACGCTCCACTTAGGGCGAAGATCCATCAGCTTCACGCTCGCATCGTAGTTGGCTTCCCAGCACTGCTTGAGCTTCGCGCTGATGTCCACAGCCTGGACAACCTGGGGCTTGCCAACGCACTTCGGCTTCCAGTGCCCAGCCCACGCATCCCAGTTGCAGAAGACAGGGTTGTAGCCCAGCTTCTGCGTGCCTGCGAGCGACAGGTCGCGGGTCATCGTCACATCCTCAGTCGATGACTTCTCGGACTGATACTTGTCTGGGTATTCGTAGTAGAACCATGGGTTGTCAGATGAGGTCTGTGGCTCAGTCACCTCAAACGCCCGCATGTCGTACATGATCAATCCCGTGGGCAGGGCGGCGCACTCTTGGATGCCCGCCATCTTCGCCCCGGTGTCACGGTCGTACATCTCCAGCTTAAAGTCTGGGTTGGCGTTCTCTGACTGGTGGGCCTGCCATCGGAACACGTAGACGTTCTCATGCGGCGGCGGGCCGCAGTAGGGCGCGCCGATGACCACCGGACCCTTGTGGTAGTGGTCTACCAAGAAGTCAAACGACGACGACAGGAACGGCTTGGCATCGGCTTGCCCCGCGTACAGATCGGGCTTCATGTCCGAGTCCACCATCACCAGCACATCGACACCGTACTGGCGAGCCATGAGGACGGCCCGATTGCGGGTCATTGTGATGGGCGTATCAGACAGATTCCAAACTTGGATCCGCGAGACGCGAGGGTCTTGGGAAAGACTAGAGGTGGCCGGAAGCATCCACTCCCGGATGTCCGGGTGTTCAGAGGAGATGCCGCCATTGCCACCATAAGAGAACGTGCAGAAACCGACGGAGAACTTTTGTTGCATTTCACACCCCGGGGATAGGTGTACAAGTCTACAGTATTACTAAGCGCGCGTCAACCGATTCAGTTCCAGGAGTACCCTGTCGGCCGCGCGTTGCCTGCGAGGCCCGAGAACTTGCGATTGTTGAAGCCGCCGCGATCCGGCCTAGAGGTGGCGGGCATGTTGGGCGGGGGAGCCTTCATCTTGGGATTCCACGCCAACGCAGCGGGGTCACCAGCCGCGGCCCTGTCTCGCAATCGCTGCAAGGCTTGGATGTGCGACCGCCATTCTGCTGGCGGGCCGTTGCCTTTGAATGTGCCGTAGGTGGCCGCTTCCCACTTGCGCATCTCGCTTTCGATCTGCTGTATCTTTGCCTGTCTGGCCTTCGACTGGTTGAGGTCCGTGTCCATTCCAGCAACGGCCTTGTCGTAATCGGCTTGGCTCAATCGGCCATCGTTAAGCCGCTTCCAGAGTTCACCCGTGTACTGGTCGGCCATCTCGTCTGGCGTGCGGTCTTTGAAGTTCTTTCCGCCCAGCTTTTCCCGGTAAGACTGGCCGGTGGTCGCACCACTGAGCCAACGGTCGCGCAGCGTCTGAAGGTCGGCGTCCTCTTTAGCCTTGTCTTTAGAAGCCCTCTTGCGAGCCGCAATCGGATCCTCGCCGTAGGAAGGCTGAGCCGCGGCATCGGGAACATCCGGTAGTCCTTGGACTGCTGCCTGTGGGTTGTAGGGAGTGCCTTGTGATGGCGGCTCAATGGGTCTGGCAGAGCCGGACTTCTGGCTAGAGTCCACTGTATCGCTAGGTGGCGGGCTGGGCGCAGTGCTGGGCGGGAATATCTCGTCCAGCGTGACTCTACGGCCAGCATTTTCGCGGGTTCCAAAAAAGTACCCATTGTCCCAGTCAGAGCCTGGATACCACCCACTCTCCATGGCCTTGCGAGCGCGCGATTCTTCTTCGTTTTCGGCCTCAGTTGCTTCGCGCCCGCCTCGCTTATTGCTTGCCCACTGCTTAGCCCACTGCCCTGGACTTGGCAGCGCAGCAGCGGGGAGGGACGCATCTTCTTTGGGGGGCTGCTGTGCCCAAGGGGCTGCGCCAGAACCATCCCAATGCTGCCCCGTCTTTGAGTTGTATGCGCCGCCGTGAAAACCTTTTTGCCAGCCAGCCGCTGCGGCAGCGTTGTCATCGGTTGCATCGTACGGCTTGCTGTAGTCTGGGCGGGGCGGGGCGTTGACTACCGGAGCAAATAGGATGGGTACGCTTGGGGCAGGGGCGTTGTAGTCCTGTCGCTGCGGGTCGTAGCTTTGCTGGTGCCAAGACGGCTGCGGGTTGTTGGCCTGCGGGCTGTTGCCGAACGGGTTTTGGAAGTTGCCCTGCATGTACTGCGTGGCGTTGCCCATCGCCCGCTGGACATCGGGGTTCTGCATGGCGTTCTGCTGCGAGAACGGGTTGTAGAACGAGCCGTTGGCAAGCTGGTCGTTAGCCTGCTGCATCAGCTGGCCTTGATCGAATGTCACTGGGCCGGTTAGCTGGCCACCGCTGTACTGCCCAAGCCTCTGTGAGAGGTTGCCGACAAACGCCTCGCCCTGCCGCAGCGTGTCCTGCCACGGCATCTGGCTTCCATCAACGCCGGTTGCGCTAGCTTGGATCGGACCTGGGCGCTGATCGATGGCGTTGTATGCCATGTTGCCAGCGTTGCTCTGCCCGCCAGTCATCTGGCCGTACTGGCCGGTCGTCGGGTTATAGCCCTGCGAGGTGAACGTCCCGGGCATCGTAAACGACTGGGCCTGCGTGTTGCCGCCGTACTGCTTGGAGGCTTGGTTGTACGCCTGCGCCCAAATCTGGTTGGAAGGCACCTGCCCCGAAAGGTCGTTCTGCTGCGCACCCTTGGGGGGAGTGCGAGGCACGTTGGACGAGTTGTACGCGGGCTGTGCGTACACGGACATGTCAGGGGCCTTGGATGGGGATGGCTGCTGTGTTGGCTGAGTGCTAGCCTGCATGCTCGCTTGCGGCTTCGCTTGCTGGGAGGTCGGGCTAGCTTGCGGCTGGCCCGCCTGCTGGTACTGCTGGCGGGAGATTAAAGCCATTACCGATCCTCCTGCTGAGTGGTCATGCCGTCCGTGCCCACGCCCGTGCCGTAGTACATGCGAAGGCGTTCAGCATCGTCCTGCGGGAGATTGCGGATCTCAGCGATTAGCTGGCGCAGGAAGTCCAGGTTCTGGATTGCTGGTGGTTGATCCATCTAGAAAACGGGGCCAGGATGTTTCCACCCTGGCCCCGCCCCCGAAAGCCCGTGAAGGGCAGTATTACGAAGCCCGAGTCCGAATCAGAGCGAGAACGGCCGAGCCGGTCGTCGCACCGGCACTCGCCGCATAACCGATGACACCGATGCCGTTGTCGTTGGCACCAGCGGTGCTGGACGACAGCGGGGACACCGTGACGCGGCCAGCCGTGGTTGATGTGCTGGCTGCAGCAGTCACCACCGACAGAGCCGAGCGGACGGCAACGTCCGAACCGGAGAGAGCAACCGACACTTCGGTCGGGCCATCAACCGTCACCCAGAACACATCGTTGTTGGCAACGCCACCGGCCGGGAGGAACTCGTCCACCACACCAACGAGCGCCTCGTTGGTCACCGAAGCGTAGCCATCAGCCGCGCCGTAAAGCGCCTTGCCCGTGCCCGCCAGACGAACAACTCGCTTGGGCAGCAAGGCCGCACCCGAGGTGTTACGAACAGCGATGCAGACCTTGCGACGATTGCTGCGGACCTGACCGTTGACGGGGTTCACATCCGTGAACTCCTTCACACAGCCCACCCAGTTGTCGCCGTACGAGCCAGACGAGAGGCCGTACAAACTATCATTGACACCATCCAGGCCAAGCGTCTGGCCCAGACCGAACGGAGGATCAGCTTGCAGTCCCATTTTGACTATAGTCCTTTCTCAGGCGGTGATGATTTTGAAGAAGTTACGCGGCGACTTGAACTTCAAGTTGCCGAGCGTCGAAACAACGTAGCGATACTGCTGGGTGATTTCGTCATAGAACGGACCTTCTGAATTCATCAGCTGGCCTTCCATGCAGAGCAGTTCAATGTTGCCCACAGACAGGCCATAGCCGGTGCCCGCAGGAACAGAACCTTCGCTCGCGATTTCCACCCCGTCCAGTTCAAACACATCGGTGAAACCATAGGATCGCAGGCCGTTAGTACGGCTGACAATCACACGCTCCTTGGAGTCCAGCGTGTTGAGGAAGTCGATGTAGCTGCGTCGATCAAACAGCAGCATGTCAACTTGATCGTCCTTGCTATCGTTCCGGCGGGTCTGATGAATCGCCTCGCGAACAGCCTTCACGCAGTTGGCGGACCAAGTGTTCCCGGTCGCATTGAAGTAGGTGCTAAGACCCTGGACAATCACAGGCGTGAAGAAATCAAACTCAGGATCGGCCGAGCCGTTGGGCCAGACGCCCGTCGTCTGCGAACCGCCGTACGCACCCAGGACGGTCGAAAGACCGGCGTAGGTATCGGACGGTGCGTAGAACGGGTCAGCATCGTTGCGAGCGCGAGCCGCGCCGGTGGAGATGTTGATCGTCTGCGGCGTAGCGGCCAAGCCCATGAAACTTTCGATGCCATGGAAGCGGAGTTCGTTGCCCGCAGCATAGCCGTCGATTGTCCATTCCTTTGCAAGGTACTGCTCCATGCTAGTAAGCAGGCGGCTCGCCATCTTACCAGCGACGTTTACAAGAGCCTGAGCCGAACGGTTCTCAAGCATCTCCTTCTTGTAAATCGCGTCGGAAGCCTGCGCACCCCGGAATTCAAGCTCCGCTCGCTTCCAGAGGTTCTGGCGAGCGAAGGTCCGTGGCGTTTCTCCGTTATTCCCCGATGGCGTGTGATTTCTGTACTGGATTTCCCAATCGAAACCCCTGCCTGACATGTTGGTGCGGATCTGGCCCGAGCCTTCCAGAGCGGCAAACAACTTGTACTTACGAAGCGATGCTACTTCTTCTTCCCGAAGATGGTTTACAATGGTCGTAGCAATAGACCTTGCCCAGTCAGTCGAACTGCTCATCAGATAACTCCATCGTTAGCGAGTTGGCTTTTCAGCCGGTCCTCAAAACTCATCCGCGCGCGCGGTGCCCGCGGTTCCGTAGTTCCTGCACTTCGATTCGGAGTGCGTGTTGCGCGCTCGCGAAGGAACTGCATGTTCTGTTCTGCAACGGGGTCGGCCTGGGGGACAGGAGGGGCAGGGGGGGCCATCTGAGGCTGAGCCTGCATCTGCTGCATCTGCTGATAGCGCATGTTCAACAGGTCGCGCTGCAGCATGCCGGTCGCGTACTTCCAGCGGTCATTGGCCGACTGGATGCCAAGCTGCTGTGCTTGGGCGATGTACTGCGAGATCGCCTGACCTTCCCGGGTGGGATTGCCCTGCTGGTCGTAGAGCCAGTCGGCGTTCTGACGCTCCAGATCCTGCACGTAGTTCTGCGTCTGGTACTGGCTGAGATGGTTCTGCACCATCTCCTGAGCCTTCTGGATCGCGACCTGCTCAACGAAGGGCTTGAGCGTGTTCTCGGGATCGGTCACCAGCTTGCGGGCGAAGTCCGCCGTGTAGCTCTGGTATTCCCTGAGAGCCTGCTGGGCCTCATAGGGAGCGTCCTGCGAGATCACTTCCTTGCCCGTGGCCGGGTCGCGGACGATGTAGCTCTTCCACGTATCCTTGACCTGCGGCGGCGACCACCACTTCGGAGCTTCGGGTTCCTTCGGCTTGGCAGCTTCGGCCTGAGACTTCTGCCACTGCTGGTATGCCGCCTTGTTGCGGATGTAGTCAGTGGTGTCAGGAATCAACGACTGGAACTGCTGCAGCTGCCGCTGGGTTTCCCCGTAGCCGTTGTAGGCCCGATAGAGGTTCTGGGCGATTGAGAGATCGTCCTGACCCTGGAAGTCCGGCAGGTGCCGGAAAGCAGAGTAGGGGGTATCAAAGCCGGGAGTAGAAGTCTCGGAACCGGCCGTATCCTGCGAGGGCGCATCGTAGCTTGTCTCAGCTACGGGAGCTTCCTGCGTCTGGATGTCTGGTGTTTCGTCTGACATGTATTTCCTTTCGGGGGAGGGTCTACATAGTCAGTGTCCTGTTTCTCCTATTTTGTTACGGGGTAGGGACTTATTGTTAGCGCGGTGCAGCCGGGATGTACATCCAGTGCGTGAAACTGCTCAGAGATTGGTTGAGGTCACCGCCCCAGTCCACCGATTGCCCGTCACGCTTGCCGACCACAAACGGGTGCAACTCGTCGGCATCGTCGTACCACAACACCAACTTGCCATTGGGTGGAAGTTCTTGGCCCACCTTAACCCATTGCTCTTCTTCGCACCTGCAATCGTCCGTACCAGCAGAGTCGCAGCATCTGTTTTGCATAGCAATAGGCTCCTTAGTGGGGCGCCATTCTATCTGCGCTGCCGCGGGGGCGCAATTAGTTATTTTGCCCGGGAGCAGTTTGCCCGCTTGCGGCACCAGCGGCAAGCGGGGCCATCAACCCGTACTTGCGCAGGATGCGGATCTGGTCTTCGGTGCCGGGGAACATCACGTAGTTGCGAGAACCAGAGCCAGCGGAACGGGACACGCCGTCCAGGTATTTCAGTCCTGGAATTCCAGCATCTCTTAACTCCGCTGCCCCGGCAGGATCTTGCGCTAGCTTTTGTAATGCCCTTTCAACGCGGTCGATGTCGGTGCCATACGCTGGCTTAGCGTATTCGCCTGGTCGCACGCGGCGAATGAAGTCTAGGGAGCTTTGGTCGATGTCCCTTGGGCTGACCGCACGCAGAACTTCAGCCGCTTTAGCTCCGACACCACCCGCGGGGGCGGTCGGTCGGTCCCAATTGAGTAGGGCTTCTTCTGGATGCGCTATCTCCACTTCGTACACCTTGCCGGGGACTTTTGTTGCCTCGTCGGCGCGGCGGCGAACATCAGAGAACGCTGCAGAGGCTTTCTCTAGTTGACTTTGGAAAGGGTTGTCCTCTAGCAACCGACCCGGATTCAGCCGCCTCCATTCGCCTTCCTTTGTTGAGGTCGTCAGAAAGTCTTGGTACACCTGGGCGTATTCGTCTGAGAGCGGCCACGGAAGCGGTATTTCCTCGTCGGCAGACAAGATATCTCTGTAGTGTTGGGCAACGCCCTCGTCGCCTGCAAAGTACAATCCATGCCCGTACGCCTGCAGCCCCTCGCCAGTGCCGATCTTGCTGGCATCGAACTTGTTGAAGTCATACGGGCTACCGTGATAGGCGCGGATGACTTGGCGGATCGCATCGCCGGATGCGTCTAGCTGGCTGGGCGTGGGCATCAGTATTGCCTTATGTAGTCGCCGGGGCGGGTGTTGTAGTCGGCCTGTGGTGACGGAGCGAGTTCTGGGATCAGATTCGATAGCAGGGGGATGCCGTAAGCAGGCGAGATCAGTGCTTGGCCAGTGCCGAACTCAGTGAGCAGTGCCCCGAGAGCGCTCTTGCCTGCACGGGCCGCGCGGACTGCGTGCCCCAAGCCGTTCAACGGATCCAGAACAGAATCCATCCCAGTGCCCAGAATCATCGCAGCGGTCTTCGGCACACCGGCAGCATGGAGAGAATCAGAAGCTGACAGCTGGAGATCCGCGGCCTGTTGCTGGGAGACTCCTGAGACGATGTCATCCCAGGCTGCGGGGGCGATGTTCGCAGGTCGCTGGCCGCGCATCTGCCTCGCTTGTTCCGCCACATCCACAACTGTCGGAGTTCCCTTGGGGACCATCCCCGCCGCCTCGGCTCCATAGAGGGTGGCAGTGTTGAGGGCGCTGTCGAACTGCTTCTTAGCGTTGGGGTAGGGATTGCCTTCGGGATCTACCCAGTTAGCGAGACGTTGACTGCTCGCCACGGCCATCTGGGGCACGGCGCTGAACGCTGCCGCCGCGTTGTACAAGGGTGCGCCGGGAGCCAATACTCCTCGCCAATGGTAGGGCGACTTGAGCGAATCCAACTCACCGCGCTCATAGCTACCTATCTCTGACGCTATCCGCGGATCGATCTTGGCTCTGTCTGCTGGCGTGGGGTGGAGAGTAGCAAGACGCTGAAGCAACTTCTCCTGGCGTTGCTTGTCGGCCCACTCCTTCTGCGAGTCCATTTCGTAGCCAGCTACGCTACGCGCCAACCGGCCGGGAAGGTTGTAGAGGGAGTCTAATGGCTCAGCCATGCGTATCCTTTACCACTTAACTTTGTCAGCCCAGTACGCCGCAGACATCTTGCCCTTGGCGATGTTGCTGGCATGGCGGGCTTTGAACGCCTCGTTCCGCGCAGACCCATCCGGGGAACCCTGCACACCCTGCTGGCCGAAGCGGATCAACCGCTCCTCGTCACCTGACTTGGCCAATACCATGTGCGACTTATCCGGGTGATTGGGAGTCCGCACAGGACGATTGGGCAGTAACTGCCGCACGCGGTCGCCGTCGCTATCCATCATTCGCACCAGTCGTCGTCAAAGAGGAAGTCAAACATCTTCCCACCGGCCGTTGACAAGCCTGCGAGTAGTAACACCCGTTTGTAACTGCTTCTGGAGGATGCGATCCTTCTCCCGCTCCCTTTGTTCCATGGCCAGCCGCTGAAGGAGAGCCTCTTGGCGCATAGCTTCCATTTCCATCTCATGTGCCATCCGGCGCTGCTCGCGCATCTGCGCCACGCGGGAGTCGTTCTCGTCTTGGATGGCACCCGTGACATCGCTGATCATGCCGCCCAGGTGCCTTGCCTGCGCGGAGGACACCTGTTGCGCCATAAGGGCTGGATTCATAGGTTGGCTCTGGGAGTAGGGCTGCATGTTGAACGGGCGTCTAGCGTCCTGCTGGGGGGCTTCTTGGGCATTTGGCTGCGCGGCAGGTTGTGGTGCAGCTTGGGACTGGAAGGGATTGCGCCCTTGGCTCTTGCGGGCGTTGCGAGCGATGAGGAGTCTTTGAGCCTCGGCGCGCACTGCTGGGTCTGAGCTTTTCAGACGCTCTTGGATGTCAGCATCAAACTCAGCTTCTTCGCCCCACCAACTAGCATCTGCTGACAGGCCATCGCTGGCCGTCCGCCCTTTGCCAAATGCCCCTGGTGCGGAGCGGCGAAACAGCCGCTGCTGTTCTCCAAACCATCCTGGTAAGTCGGCCATCGATGCCCTCCTACTAGGCAAGTGCCCCGCGGCGACAGCGGACACGCAGAGGGCTGGAAAACAGGGCAGGCTGGCTGGCGACACGCGGCGTTTTCGGGTTTCGCGAAACTGGGATGTGTCGTCGGAGAGGGGAAAAAGCGACATGTGGGGGCTAGGGGAGGGAAAAAATCCAGGGGTGGATATGACAATAATCCGCTCTCGGCCTGGGGGGGAACGGGGGGTCTTCGGCTTGTCGCCTACCCTTTCCCCCTCGTTCTAAACCGTTGCCCCGCCAGCACTTAGGGCATTCGCTCCGATTACGCACGGGAATCACGGGAATCATCACCAAGTTGATCAACATTGTTTTTCTCCGGGGCCGGTCTGGCATGCATCGCCCCTATCCACCCGTACACTATCCCTCTCTTGCAATCCCGTTGCATATCATCCTGGCTGTTCACCCGTACACTATTCCGGCGGTTCAACAAAATAGCCCCCGGGGAAACTACTCCCCGGGGGCTATACGCTTGTCCGCTACTGTACGGCGGTCTACCTTCCCGCGTAGTATTCCCGCAACGCTTCGCGGTACGCTTCAACGTCGCCCGCTACCGCCTGCCCCCGTACCGTTTCCCGTAGGGTGGTGATGTGCCCCCGCTGCTCTGGTGTCCACGGTTCCGGGTTTGGAGTCTGGGCCGGTGTGAAGCGGTCCCGCTCCGTTCCAGCGTCTAGTGCCCCCGCGACGAATGTCCGGGGGTATTCCACGCGGCTGGTGCTGGACACCATACGGTAGGCCGTTTCAGTCTCTGCCAGTTCCTCACACCCGCCATCCGGCACCCACCTACCGTCTACCCTCTTGCCAGTGTAGAAGAGAAAGTTAGTGGTGGACACCGGTACACTTTTCATCCGTCCATCCGTTTCAACGTGTGCCACGCCCCCGGACACTGCCACGCCTTCCATCACTACCTCTGCCATCGGCTCACCCACAATGGCGGCTCTGGCGGTAGCGTGTGAGACTGTACGGGTTTCCAGCGTCGGCCTACCCGCCCCCGGACGACGGCCCCGGATGCCGTTCCGGCTAGCCTCTTCCACTGCCATTGCCAGCGTAGCGGGGGAAGGGGCCGATAGGCTCATACTGGCGACGTAAGAGCGGTAGCGGCGCGTTGCTTTGCGTGATCCCGTGGCGGTCTGGCGGTCCCTCCAATGCATCTTCTTCAAACGGCCCCGGACGATATGCAACGCTCGCATCCGATCGCCATATCCTACGCCCATTTCCTGCCACTGGGCGGGTGTGATCGTCCAAAGTAGCCAACGGAACAAGGCTACCGCCTCTTCAATCTCCCCGGGGCCGAAAGTACGGCCATCCTGCCCCCCCATATCCCAGCGGAATGATCGCTCAGCGTACCCGTCCACCGCCTGCCAGACTTCCAATGTATCCCCGAAACACTTTGGGGAGAACGGTTCAACCGGTCCGGGCTTCCCCGGAATGATGGGGCAAGACTGTGCATAGGTGGAACGGATATCACGGCGGGTGGTTTTCAGACTCTTGATCATGACTGTCTCTCCGTTGGTTACGTTGGCCAGTATCTGCTGGCCACGGTTGAAATGTATCACTTACTATCGGCCGGGGGAAGGGTGTAACCAAAATTCTTTTTGGTTATTAACCGCTGCCAGTGTCTAGGTGGTGTAATCGCGGCCAACGCCGCGACAACTCAAAACGACAACGATTCTACTATCTGTCATAACTGGCAGATGGCAGCAGCAGTTGTCACATTTTCGATTCGCCCAGGTTACACTGGGCCGTACTAGGTTGGCGGGCAGTAAAATCGATTCGATTCGATTTTATTAACCGCTGCCAACGTCTAGTATCGTCGCGGCACTTGCCGCGTTTCACCCGTCACCCGCGTGTTAGCTACTGCGCATGCGGGCAGCAAAACCATCAGATACGCGGACGACTCCGCATGCTGTCCTATGGGCAGCTACCGTGCTTTGCGCGGTGCCTATTGCAGGCGGATTCGGACAACGCTGGGAGAAGGCATACGAAGCCCGGAGCCGTTTGACTCCCGCCACCAGAAGACCGGCAATAGCTAGTACACCAGCCGGGTCCGCGTATCTGATTGTTTTGTTTCCTTCAATGGAGTTAATCCATGTCAAAGGCCCAGGCTGGTGCTACGGCCATCATGGAGGCTCTGAGGATTCCTTTGGACAAGTTAAGGCAGGCGGGCAATGTTGCCGTGCCAGCTGATGACTTGTGCGAACGGGCCATCCTTGGGTGTCTCAATTCCCGTGATGGCAGTTGGCGTAAGACTCGCCCGTCGAATGAGGAATCCGAAACGCTTTGGGCGTTGGTGAAGTTTCACCGTTCGGGTGGTTCCTTGTACGGGTGGCCGTGGTTTGCACCCAAGGATCTGATCGACCCGCTGGATACCCTCGCGGTAGTCCTGCTGGGTGGTCATTCCAATGCGGCAAACGCATGGCAACGTGCGATGCACGGTTAACGGGATTCGATCCCGGGCAGGTGGTGGTGAGGGTGCGATATGACTGCACCCAATAAGGCCAAACAAGCTGCCTGCCCGGGTTCGGTTGCCGCTTCCGGTAATCGGTTTCTTTCCATGGAGGTGCGTATGGCAATTCGCCGTATACGTGCCGCCAAGCCTCTGGGTGTCATTCTGCACCGGGGCGTGTCTCCTTATGACGGTTCTCCGTACGTGGTGATCATGCCACTGCGGAATTCTAAGAATAAGAAGACCGGCTCAATGCTTCAGACCTATATTCTTAGGGCTGATATGCATCCAGTGGTGGCGGTACGCGAAGAACAAGATGGGGCCATCTGTTTCAACTGCCCCATGCGTGGTCTGGTCG